GGTTTGGGAGAAGGCTCTGCATTACCGGTTGGGGTGCCTGTTCCGTGGCCTTCAGCCACTCCGCCAACAGGCTGGCTGAAATGCAATGGTGCGGCTTTTTCTGCTGAAGAATACCCGGAACTGGCAAAGGCTTACCCGACCAATAAATTGCCTGATTTACGCGGTGAATTTATTCGTGGCTGGGATGACGGTCGCGGGATTGATACTGGTCGCGCTTTGCTTAATTGGCAGCCACACACAATTTTGGACCATGCACACTATATGGAATTATGGACAGGGGACGGACTCGCCGCAGGAAGTGCACGGGAAGGAGTAAACCCAGGAATACTGGCTACATACGGTGACGGGGGAATAGTTAAAACGGACGAACCCGGTCTTAATGTGCCTTCCTCACTACGAGCTATTAGCTCTCGTAGTGTTAAACGTTATGGTGAAATTAGTGAAAATGTAGGTACAGAAACTCGTCCTCGTAACATCGCTTTTAATTATATTGTAAGGGCCGCATGATGAATAAAGCTGTATTAAATAGCGAACTCATTGCCATAAAAGCGGGAGATATTACCGTTTATAATTATGATGGTGAAACGCGGGAATATATTTCTACATCAACTGAATATCTCGCTGTCGGCGTCGGTATCCCGGCATGTTCTTGTTTAGATGCACCAGTTACACATAAAGCTGGTTATGCAATCTGCCGTTCTGCAGATTTTAACTCATGGGAATATGTGCCAGACCATCGCGGTGAAATCATCTATAGCACCGAAACAGGAGAATCGAAAGAAATCACAGCTCCGGGTGATTATCCTGAAAATACAACCACTATCGCCCCGTTAACGCCATACGATGAATGGGATGGTGAGAAATGGGTGACAGATACTGAGGCACAGCATAGCGCCGCAGTAGGCGCGGCAGAAGCACAGCGTCAGTCACTGATTGATACTGCAATGGCTTCCATTAGTCTGATTCAACTGAAATTGCAGGCCGGGCGGAAGCTGATGCAGACAGAAAACCCCCGACTTAACGCTGTGCTGGATTACATTGACGCGGTGACGGCAACAGATACCAGCACAGCGCCGGACGTCATCTGGCCTGAACTGCCGGAGGCGTAGGCCATTCAATATCTGGCGCACCGGAAGTATCGACCAGTTCCAGTGCGTCCAGATAATCCAGCCACAAATTATATTGCGCCAGTTCCTCACCTTTCAGGCGACCAATCGCCGCTTTACCTGGCCATTGTCTGCTGTTCATGTGCTCGTTGGCTTCATTAATAAGTTTTCTTTTTTTCAAATCCGCCAATGCAATAAGGTTTTCTTTTGATAAAGGTGGTTGCTCTGTCAAAACCGGATATCCCTCCTGATTGCTGACTATTTTCATGCCATTATCCTGACCATCCAGTAGTAACAGCCATTCATCCGTGGTTATCTCAACAGCATCTGAAGGTGCTTTATTTAAATCGGTAAAAAAACCATTTTCTTTTTGTGAATAGAAGTATCTATCCATTTATTAATCTCCAAAAGCAATCCAGTAAGCAAAAGGATTTATTCCTTGCTCAGTCACAGATGACATCAGGGAAAATTGCGATGGTGAAACAGGTAACGCTGCAAAACTAACCATTGTTGACACACCTGACCGTGCATTATCGTACGATGCAACAACACAATAATTGGTATTGCTGAAAGATATCGGCAGGGTGATATTTACAGGTGAGCCTAATGGCCCTGATGCTGATATTCCCATTTGAATGATGGTTCCATCAGGCAATTTTCTCCAGCGATTAGAACTCGGATTTCTTTTCCAGGCTGACATATCCGGTATCTGATTTTCTCCTGTGCCCACATCCCTTTTCGCCGCTTCTCCCAAACCAAGGTAATCAAGAACTCCCTGAGTGCTGGTTTTACCAAGCATCCCCGGTTTTTATTCAGGGGATCCATCATGCTTATTGGCTATGTCCGCGTATCAACAAATGACCAGAATACAGAATTGCAGCGTAACGCGCTGGAGTGCGCAGGATGTGAACTAATTTTTGAAGATAAAATCAGCGGAACGAAATCAGCCAGACCGGGATTGAAAAAACTGATCAGAACGCTATCAGAAGGAGATACGCTGGTTGTCTGGAAGCTGGACAGACTGGGCAGAAGTATGAAACACCTGATCACGCTTATTGAGGAATTGCGGGAAAAAGGTGTTAATTTCCGTAGTCTGACGGACAGCATTGACACATCAACACCCATGGGGCGTTTCTTTTTTCACGTCATGGGGGCTTTAGCCGAAATGGAACGTGAATTAATTGTAGAGCGTACACTGGCCGGGCTGGCAGCAGCACGCGCACAAGGACGCATTGGCGGACGTCGCCCGAAGTTGACAAAAGAACAACACGAGCAAATAGCGAGGTTGATTAAAAACGGTCATGACAGGAAACAACTGGCGATCATTTACGACATCGGCATATCGACGATTTATCGTTATCACCCTGTAGGCGATATACAGGCTGAAGAAACAACCAGGCAGACTCAGGAAAATGAAAACCGCTAATCTGACCATTAGCGGTTTTGCGTTAATCAAAACAGCCCTTTAACGGAGCTGGCCGCGCTGTTAAGGGATGATGTGACCTTATCTTTGAAGCCGGACAGCATATCACTGAACGATGAGGATTGCAGGCGCTCCCGCAAATCCTCATCACAGCGTTCAAGGGTCAGTGAAAATTCTATCTTTTTCGCCTTACCGTAGCGATCAAACTCGGAACGGGTCGTATTCGTTCCAGTCAGGACATACATGCCGTAAATCTGCCCGACGCCATCAATCAAAGGCCAGGGTCGTCCTGTATAAGCCTGCGTGGTCAGCAGCGACAGCGACACTTCGCCACCTGTAATTTCAGGATAAAGCACACCAGAAAGAACGATGCGATCATCACCTGCACCGATATACTGCCAGCTTGCTGAACGGTTAATGCGTTCATTTTTCACATGCCGCAGCTTTTGTTTTGCTGTAACTGCTGATGCGGCAGCGTGCGCAGCTCAAAAACAAACATGCCGTAGATCATCATCATGGCCATGACTCCTCAATCTTTATCGTAAAAACTGCCACGCCCGGCACGGGCGCGCCGTTCCATTTCTGCCCTGACCATTTCACCGACCAGTTTCGCCAGTTCGCGGGGATTCTGCGTAACAACGTTATGCAGATGAACATGAATTTCACCACCAAATTCGGAGGCAACAGGCTCCCGGTTACGGGAAGTTACAGGAACTGATGCCACTGGAGATCGTATAGCCTCCGCCACCGGGCGGGAGCTGGCCGCAACAACAGTGACCAGCGCCGGAGGCAGCGGAGCCGGGACCACGGGTGTGATATTAATTGCGGGGGCAGGCTTACTGACCTGCGCAATCTTCCGCTCCTGCCACTCCCCACGAACAGCAAGTGCCCGGGGCAGGTTTTTAAAGACAATATCGCCGGGGCCAATGCGTTTTTTCGTCTCCTCAACCAGCTTACCTGTGTTATCAGCAATTTTGCTGAGTCTGCGCAGCGTACCGGTATTGCTGTCTGTGAGCGGTTTATTGTCTTTGGGTTTATCACCTCCGGTGCCATTGCCATTTTCCACAGGCTTCGGCGGATTGATTTTCGCCAGGTCCCCCTGAAGCAAGGCAACCTTGTCCTGAAGAATGGCCGCACGCTGTGCGTCTTCGATTTTCTTGCGCGCCCTTTCCGCTTCATCCGGAAGGACGCCAAGTTTTTCAAGTATCCACGCCAGCGTATCCAGTAGCATTTTTGCAGGCGTCAGAACAAGTTGTAACGCACCGCCAAGAACGTTACCGAATATCTCGCCAGCACTGGTACATTTATCCAGCGTTTCCTTGCTGGACTCCATCGGTGACAGCAGCGATTTAAACCAGTTAAACACCTGGCTGATCCCGCTTCCGATTGCGTCAAAAACAGGACCAAACCGTTCAAAGGTTTCGCGCAACGGGGCCAGCCTTTCCATAATCCCGCTGAACACCCCGGCAAAAAATGCCCTGATGGGATCCCAGTATTTCCAGATAAGAACGGCAGCTCCGGCAAGTGCAGCCACGATAAGACTAACCGGACTGAACAGCGCCCCGATAGCGCCTCCCAGTAAAGAAACGGAACCCGTCACCATTCCCCACAGCGCAGGCAACACCCTGACGACATTCATTGACCGGGTAAGAATGTCAAAACCAAGACGCAGGGTGGCCAGCTTCCCGTAAAGCACCCCAATAACCAGCGACAACGAGCCAACCGTTGCAGTCATTGCCAGCAGTGCACCGCCTGCAATCAGTAGCTGGCGCGTCAGTGCGGGATGGGCCTGCGCCAGCGCCGTCACCTTTGATACCACACGCGTGAGCCACTGCGTGACAGAACGCAGCGGACCGTCAATCAGATCTGCAATGCGGATGCGCAACCCTTCCCATGCACTGCCGAGTGATTTCAGATCGCCGTCAAGGTTGTTGGCCATAACCTTTGCTGTGCGTTCAGCCTCACCGCGCGCGCCTTCAAGTTCTTTTCTCAGTTTAGGTAAGGAACCGTCACCCGCTGCATCAACGAGCGCCATAAACGATGTGAAAGCCTCTTCTCCGGCAATGTCCTTAAAGAACGATACCCGGTCAACTTCCCCGTATTTGCGGGTGGCTTTATAAAGGTCGGCCAGCACATCCTCCATCGGGCGCATTTTGCCCCCGGCATCCGAGACGGACACGCCCAGCTCTTTCAGAGCTTCTGCCGCCGCCTTTGGCGGTGATGCCAGACGAGCCAGGCTGGCACGCATTGCCGTCCCGGCATCACTCCCTCTGATGCCCATATTCGCCAGCACGCCAGCCATCGCTGCGGCCTGCTCCAGCGATATTCCCAGCTTACCCGCCACCGGACCTGCATATTTCATGGTTTCGCCCAGTGCGCGAAGGTCAGTGTTGGTACGGGTAAACGCTGCGGTGAGTGTGTCACCGACCCGGTCCATCTGGTCAGCAGAAAGGCCGAACTGCGTCAGGATATTTGAGCCAATATCTGCCGTCTCGCCGAGATCCATACCGCCAGCCGTTGCCATGCTCAGCACGCCGGGAAGCGCAGCCTGAATGGCCTGCGGAGTGAAGCCAGCCATTGCAAGAAATGCCTGTCCACTGGCGGCATCGCCTGCGGTGAACTGCGTTTCAGAGCCAAGTTTTAACGCCTGCTCACGCAGCGCCTTAAACTGCGGGCTGTTCTGGTCGATTCGCGTCAGTGCCTGAACGCGGGACATCTCTTTGCCGAACCCGATCGCAGGCTGCAAAAAACGCCCGGCAGCATAGCCGCCCGCCGCTGCCGCACCAATTGCCAGCGCACCACCTGTTTTCAGTTTTCCCGCTGTTTCCTGCGCGCGCGAATACCGCTCACGCGCCCGCGTTACACGCGCAAGCGCCTGCCGTTCGCGTTCAAGCTGGTTGTTGTACTGTTCGGTGCGTCTGATGGCCTGCTGGATGGTGTTATCGCTGCCTGTCAGGGAAATGCCGTGGCGTTTCAGCTCTCCGCCAAGCTCCCGCATTTTCTGAATTTCCCGTGTGCGCGATTCATTCAGGCGTTCAAGCCGGGTGCTTAACTGCTGCATCAGCTTTTGTTGTTTTTCGCTGAGCACTGTACCCGTGCGTTGTAACTGATTAAGGGCGTTAAGCTGGCGTCGTGCTTTCACGATGCCAGCATCCGCTTTACTGACAGCGTCACGGGCGCGCTCAAATGAACGCGCCTGACGCTCGAGATTTTTGATCGCCCCCTGCGTTCGCTGGATGGAGTCACCAAACTGCCCCATCAGGCGGCGGGCGTTTTCGGCAGGCCGGGTCAGCCTGTCAACGGCGCTGAAAGCGACCCGGATATCAAGAGTCTTCATTGTCTGCATTCCCGCTGCGAAGTGCCGCCCGCTCACGCCAGCTAACCACTTCGCCGGGCGTCATCATGAAGATTTCGGCGGGCGACCAGTTAAAAATGGCGGCAATATCCGCCACAAAGTCTTCTATGTGCTCAAAGCACACAACCGTGATCAGGCTTCCGTCGCCTGTTCGTTCTTCCCGCCAGAGTCCGCACCGCTCAAAAAATTTACGGCAACCACACATAACTGAATAAAGTCACAGGATGCCATTTTTTTGATCGTCACTTCATCCAGTCGCGGTGATGTCACGCGTGACAGCAGCGTAAACATGGATTCCGCTTTCAGATTCAGCACATCAGACAGCGACAAATCTCGCAGAGATCCAGCCTGCTCAATAGCCCCGGTGATCTCCACATACGTGATTTTTTCGCCGCCTCGCTCAATTGGTTGGGTAAGTTTTACGCCACGCTCACTGGTTTCTTTCACAGTGTCAGTAACTACCGTGTTTTCGGTATCGATGTTTTTCGTCTCTTTCATCAGGAAACTCCTTTCAGTCAGAGGCGACGCACTGCGCCGCCTGCATATTACTTATCAGCTAAGCCCGAGCGCGGAACGGATGCGATCGGGCACAATGTCCTTGCCGTCCTTCCGGTAAATGAAGTTCAGCAGGTCAATCTCCCACAACGGGCGATCGTTAACACTCAGCTTGTAGTAGGTGTTTTTAATGGCGTAAGTGTGTGATGTGGCTTCGCCCTGTTTGGCTTCCCCCATATCAATTTCCGTCACACGTCCGCGCATTTCGACTTCATACAGGTCGCTTTCTGCATCGGTGTAGTATTCACCCGCAAAACGCAGCAGCGTGCCGTCAATCGTGCCGCCATACTTAAGGAACAGCTCACGAACTGCGCCCCCCATGACAAAGCTCGCATCAAGCGCGGAGTCATCCAGGCCGAGATCAATACTTACCGCTCCCATCATGCCACCACCCCGGTAGCTGTCGGTTTTGCGCGTCAGCTTAGGCAAAGTGACGGACGTCACCTTACCCACTTCGTTTTCACCATCCACAAACAGCGTAAAAAAGCGAAGATGTTTTGGCACAGCCATCAGGCACCTCCCAGCACCGCAAATGCGGGTTCAAAGTATTCATCAGTAAACGTCTGGTAAAGCTCCATGTCTTCCAGTGGCGGAACGGGCGTATATTTGTAGCGAATACGCACACGCCCCTGACGTAAATCCGTGGTGCGGTTATCCACCACGTCATACCAGCACTCCGCGCCAATCAGTTTCCCGGCAGTCACCAGTGAATCCAGTTTTGCCCTGATGGCACTGATAACATCCTTCACGTTCGCAGGCGTCAGTGGACTGTCGATGGTTTCAAACTGCGCTTCCGCAATTGAATCAGCCAGCACCTGTGCGGTTCGGGTATACACCTCAAAAATGTAGGCGTTCGTTTCCGGTGTGCGGTTGCCCCAGAAGCGGAACCCGTTGCGACGAATAATGGTCGTGATTTCTTTGTTGTTGAGGCTGTTGGCATCGCTGTCTTCGGCCTGCAACGACCAGAACACATGCCTCGACATCCCCAGCACATTTTTAACCGGAACGTTGGACAGCGATTTGTGCCAGCCCTGCTCATGGTCAATGTACGCACGAAGGCCGCACGCATAAGCAGGCGCGGGGAACGTTTCGTTTTCGCCACTTTTCGGGTTGTAGGCGATGAAGTCCGGCCATAAGAGCATCACTTCACGTTCGTTGAATTTCTGGCGGTAGGTAATCGCTTCAGCCATCGTGTTACAGCCGTGACATGAGGCATACACAAATGCGCGCAGTTTACCCGCAATCACGCACAGGGATTTTGTCACCGCCTCCGTGTCCAGCTCCGGCGCGGCCAGAATACGCGGACGGTATCCGATGCTTTCATCCTGCTCTGCAACAAGCAGCGCATACATCCCCGTATAGCTGCCGTCATCCTCAGAACCACCGATAACCAGTTGATCCTGCGTCTTTTCGTCTTCTTCTTTGTGTTCAGCCACGCGAACGACGATCACCTTTGTGCTCACCTGGTCTGCGATGGCCTTAAGCGCACGATAAAGCGTCCCCGTTGTTCCGCATTTTCCCAGCACGTCATTGACGCGGGTCAGCAGTGTGGGCTTGTTCAGCGGGAACAGCTTCGCGTCCGCATCATCCGCCGTTGCCACGATACCGATAACGCTGGAATCAACATCGTTAATCGCTGTTACCAGGTCGGTATTTTCCGTAACACGGGCACCATGAAAACGAGTTTCACTCATAGCTTCAGCCCCTTGTATCCGTTAAATGATTCGGCAACAATCATCACCCACCACGCGCGTAATCTCACCCCTGCGCCGTTCTCCCGCCACGGCGACAACAAAAAGCAGTAACCCCCTCCGCACGCACATGCGACCATGCCACACAGGGAGGGAGCAGATGACCGACACCACCATGCAATTGCTCAGTCAGGGCACAGACCCCGTGAAAATGCCGGATTTTGATATTCTCGCCGAGGGTAAAACGCTGTCCGGCGTGGCAGAACGCCTGATGAGCCTGTCACTGACCGACAACCGGGGATTTGAGGCGGACCAGCTCACCATCACGCTGGATGATGCCGATGGCCAGTTGCAGCTACCGCCACGGGGCGCGCGTCTGACGGTTCTCATTGGCTGGAAAGGGGAACCGCTGACAGAAAAAGGCACTTACATTGTTGATGAAATCGCTCACGAAGGACCGCCGGACAGGCTGACTGTTTCAGCCAGAAGCGCAGATTTTCGGGATGAATTTAACGTTAAACGTGAGGTGTCCTGGCATGATGTGACCGTTGAGCGTGTGGTATCCGCCATCGCTCATCGGTATGGTCTGAAACCGCAAATCAGCGAAATGCTGATGGATATCGAAATCGACCACGCCGACCAGACCGAAGAAAGCGACATGTCCTTCCTTACGCGCATGGCGGAAATGCTGGGCGCAATCACCACGGTAAAAAGCGGTAATCTGTTATTCATCATGCCCGGTGGTGGCGTGAACGCACAGGGCCAGCCGTTGCCCTCGTTCGCCATCACACGCAACAGCGGCGATCGCCATCAGTTCCGCATTGCTGACCGCGAAGCGTATACGGGGGTACGCGCTTACTGGCTTGATCTTAATTACGGGAAAAAGAAAAAAGTCAGCGTGAAACGCCGCAAACCGTCAAAACCAAAAAAGGAGAAAAGCAGCAGCCGGGAAGGCGACTATATGGAAGGTGCGGAAGGCAACGTGTTTGTGTTACGCAAAACTTATCAGAACGAGCAGGCAGCAAGACGCGCAGCGGCGGCAAAGTGGCAGCAGCTACAACGCGGAGCCGCATCATTCTCCATCACGCTGGCGCGTGGACGTGCAGAACTCTACCCCGAAATGCATGGCACGGTAACAGGATTTAAAAACGAGATTGATAATCAGGACTGGATTATTGCAAAAGCCGAGCACACCATTGATAACAGCGGCTTTACCACGCAGCTTGAGCTTGAGGCAAAAATCCCGGAATGGATAGCAGAAACAGAGTGAGCAACTTAGACATATTAGCTCAAACTTAAACTGGCAAGTTTACAGTATAGAATTAAACATAAACGACGGTCCGCTCCGTGTCAGAAGCGGACTTTGTCATCCCTATGTAAGGTTGATTGCTTAATACGCATTTAATTTAAATTTGTATTTGCCTTCTATGTAATGGATAAATTCAATTATGCTTTTTTCTATCGCATCTAATATATGAATATATCCATCCCGATTTAAGGTCCTATCCAACTCAAAGTGATGAACTATCCCATGTCTATATTGTATGATTTCAGAAATTCGATTCTCAAGAAAATCAACTGATTTTCCAATTCTTTTTTTCTTATAAAGAATCGCTCTCACATCTATATCCAGCCACTCTTTATATGCTTTGTTTAGGTGGGTTAAGTTTTGAAAAGTGTAATTTCTTGCAATAACACTTTCTATTGAAATATTTCCTTTCTCTATCTCAAGCAGAATATCAAAATCAACTTTTTGCTTATACGATGTTCTTTTTGCTATTGCGAAAGGATCGTACTTTATAAGTATTTGAAAAGCTCTAGAGAAAAAGTATTCAAACATAGCAACCGCAAAAGGTACTAATCCATTATATATAACTCTACTGGGATCCATACATTGCATGTAATCAAAGTATTCGGATAAGCCGCCATCTTCCGGTAGGTTTAATTTAATAGAAGGTTCAGGTAAGGCATGTTTAACAGCGGAAATCTCATGATGGACATGATTAAATATTGAAGAAATGCCACGACTGATCGGACTACTAGAATCCTTCCATAGAGGAGCGTACCTATTTTTCCCATAATCACCTATAAGTGTTCCACCAAAAAGACTCCTTGCGCCTTTTAGAACATCATTAAGCATTTTTACATCATGCCAACTAGCGCTATATAAATTACGCACATGCAATGCCCATTTATTACCAGATATGTGTAATTCGTCATTTGAAACAGGATATATATCAGCCGAAACTCCATCTGTAGATTTGAAGTCCGTATCATCAAACCAAGAGTAATTCAACGTTCCTTGGGGCCATTCCCACAAATGTTTACACCTTTTAAAACCTAAATTTTCAAGGTAATTTTTAAGTTCGTTTCTAGTTGCTTTTTTAGGGTACAGCGTTATATCTCTTCCCATGCTTTATTCACCTGATATACAATATTTTAAATTTTAACTATTATGAACGTATGAATTTTCACATTGGATGTATGGAAGTTCAACAACTATTGAAAGTTCAATTTTCACTCTTCGCACAGAGCGAGCTGTTAGTTGGAATTAGGGATCGTACAATCTAGAATAGCGGCAACACCACGTTAAGGGAGGTCGCTATGTTCCGTTGTCCGCTTTGTGGCGCATCTGCCCGTATCCGCACAAGTCGTCCGGAAAATGATTCAAACACCGTGCGGCAAAAGTATTACCAGTGTAACAATCTGGAATGCGGCGTATGCTTCTCAACACTGGAAGCTTTCCATAAATTCACATCGAAACACGCCTCCGGCGTTCACTCTTCAGAAGGTATCCCGTGGCATGAGCTACCAGCTTCACACAGGGGAAACAATCAGATGAGTTTGCCTTTACCTCAGAATTAACAAGCAGAATTGCCGGAGTAACAAAAAAGCGATAGATTACGCGCGGGTGCCTTTCGGCTGATGGTCGGAGGGAATACCCGAAGGCCAGATGTGGAAAGACCCCGGAAAACACTTTTGTTTAACCGAGGCCCTAACCGTCTACCCTAAGCAAGTGAAAGGTTAGCGCCTCTCCGGAAAAGGAGCAAGTGCTATGTCGCAAAAATCGCTTACAGCCATCACGTTCTGCGTGACGGTAATCCTCATCATCTGGATGTTGCACGGTTCGCTGTGCGAAATACGGATGAGTTTCTGGGGAGCGGAGTTTGCGGCGTTCTTACAGTGTAAGCAGTAAGGAAACCGCGACGGGGGAGTAATCCCCCGTCAATCGGTTGCCAGGGTAAGGTCGATAAGGCACCCTATCTCACGGCTCTAAATGCAAAAATTCCATGAAACTGTGGGATTTTTGCATCACTACTGATACAGATCTGCCCTTCTATATGTCTCACTCTATACCAGCTAATCAATTGACACTTATCAATAAAAAAAAATCTGATAAAATCAAAATGTTTTGTAACAAATATCAACTCGTATTGATCCAAAGGAGGCGGATTACATGGCATTAATCAAATGTCCTGAATGCCAGAAAGAGGTGAGCGATTCAGCATTGTATTGCCCTGCTTGCGGTAAACAAATAAAAAAACTTAAGCGTTCATTTTTTGGAAAGCTCATTAAGTGGATATTTATATTATTTAATATTTTTATGATCTATACGCTTTTAGTTGGACTGGGAGGCACTAGTGAAATAATAAATAATGCTACATCCGATGCCGAAAAAGCCGGTGCAGTTATTGGTACAGGCTTAGGTTTAATTACCATTGGAAGTTTATGGGTTATTGGCGATATCATTATCGGAATTTTAGTATTTCTTACTAAACCAAAAGGATAACAAAATGAAAAATATAATTTTTTCTATAGGTGCATCATTTATATCAATTAGTGTACTGCCTGTTCACGCAGCAACTGAACATAATAACTTCAATGCAGTACTCCAGTGCCGAGCAATAGAAAATAATAAAGACAGACTTTCTTGTTACGATAAGTCAATACAACCGACTCGAACGAAAGTTGCTGAAAAATTCGAAAGCAGAGATCAATGCCCTGATGAGAAAGATGATGACAGACGTTTATCTTGTTATGATCGTTTTTTTTCTCCAACATTTACTCCATCTGTAAACTCAAAATCTAAAACGGAAAAGCCAGTAACAACAGAGGCTCAGCAACCAAATCTTTCTGAGATATCTAAATGCCGAGCAGAAAATGATAAAGAAGCCAGACTAAACTGCTACGATAAACTATTCCCACAGGATAAAGCTGTTCAAGCTGAATCAAAATTAGAGAAAGCCACAGATGTAGGAAAATGGCACACATCCATTACTACATCGCCAATTGATGATTCGAAAAATGTAATTTTATCGTTAGAAAGTGATGATTATATCAGAACTCCATTTGGAGAAGCGGTTACTCCCACTCTGTTTATAGCTTGCCGAGAAAAGAAAACCGAAGTATTTCTTAGTTGGGATGTATATTTAGGCCTTGAACAAACCAGCATGCTTTATCGTCTTGATAAACAGAAAGCAGTTGAGCGAAACTGGCTAGTATCTACAGATACAAAGGCTGTTTTTTATAAAGGTAATGACATTGATTTCATCCGAAAACTAGCCAACTCAAACAAAATGTATACAAAAATAACTCCTTATAATGAGAGCCCTGTAAGTGCAACTTTCAATTTAAACGGCCTGTCAAACGCGCTAAAACCACTTCAAGCTGCTTGTAACTGGAAATAGCATAAATCATGTGGCTTAGCCACAATCACAGATAACACAAAGCCCGTGAAAACGGGCTTTGTGTTATCTGTAACTCGAAAATGTGGTCACTACGTGGACACGTGCTGATATAAATCCTTTTATATCAATAAATTAAATCATCATTTTTTTCATCAACAAGGATTTTCACGTTTGTGTTACCTGTATGAGACGAGAGTTAACCGGACAAGTGTGCCATAATCTCGCGGCCAGGCATACTTGCGAAGATTTCAGGTATAAGGATACGTAATGATACAACCTATTTCCGGCCCTCCTCCTGGGCAACCACCAGGTCAGGGAGATAACCTGCCGTCTGGCGCGGGCAATCAGCCTTTATCCAGTCAGCAACGTACTTCGCTGGAAAGCTTAATGACGAAAGTGACCTCACTGACGCAACAACAAAGAGCAGAACTGTGGGCGGGTATCAGGCACGATATTGGTCTGTCGGGAGATTCACCGCTGCTTTCGCGTCACTTCCCTGCCGCTGAGCATAATCTGGCGCAACGTCTGCTGGCCGCGCAAAAAAGCCATTCTGCCCGCCAGCTTTTAGCGCAATTAGGGGAGTATTTACGTCTGGGGAATAATCGTCAGGCGGTCACGGATTATATCCGTCATAACTTTGGTCAGACGCCGCTGAATCAGCTCTCACCGGAGCAATTAAAAACCATTCTCACCCTGTTGCAGGAAGGGAAGATGGTTATTCCGCAACCACAGCAGCGCGAGGCGACCGACCGTCCTTTATTACCGGCGGAGCACAATGCGCTAAAACAGCTGGTGACCAAACTTGCGGCGGCAACGGGGGAACCCAGCAAACAGATCTGGCAATCGATGCTGGAACTTTCCGGGGTGAAAGATGGCGAGTTAATTCCAGCGAAACTGTTTAACCATCTGGTGACCTGGTTGCAGGCGCGCCAGACGTTAAGCCAGCAAAATACGCCGACGCTGGAATCACTACAGATGGCGCTAAAACAACCTTTAGATGCCAGTGAACTGGCGGCGTTATCGGCATATATCCAGCAAAAATATGGCCTTTCTGCGCAATCATCGCTTTCTTCTGCCCAGGCCGAGGATATTCTTAATCAGCTTTATCAACGGCGGGTTAAAGGGATTGATCCGCGTGATATGCAACCGCTGCTTAATCCTTTTCCACCGATGATGGACACGTTGCAAAATATGGCAACGCGTCCCGCGCTGTGGATACTGTTAGTCGCGATTATCCTGATGCTGGTCTGGCTGGTTCGTTAG